TTCGTCGTAGACTACGATCGTCTTCGGCATGGCGTCGTTCTTGTGGATGTTAAACACAGTAGACGTGGCCTCATTGTAGCCCTCGATAGACTGCGCTGCTAACTCAACAGGGCTGCCACCACCGAGGGTTTTTTCGGGATCGTACCAAAAGCCCTGAATGTGTACCACGTCTTCCTTGCGTACGGTGTAGGCTACCTGTCCATCGTAGTATAGGTAGTGTTCGACGTCGCCGTAACCATCGTTGACAGGGGCGAAGTTTTTATCTGAATACCAGCGCATGCCGATGATAGCACCAGATGCGTTGCGTAGTTTGTACCCATAGGCGTTGCCACCGATGCACAGGATCGTCATGATTTCGCCAAAGGTCACACGCCACTGATTACGTGTGAGCATTCCCACGATAGGCGATTCGAAGTCGTAACCGTTCGGAGTAATCACACCGATCTGTGCTTCCGGCATCATCAGTGAATACGTCAACGTGCACGCCACAGCCACGGGGTTCGCCTTCCACATCTGGTAAGCACCACGCCAGTTAACGATGGGTGTGAAGTTATGTTTGTTCCACAACTCCGTCACTGGTATAGGGAGGTCGTTCTGTGCGACCTCGCCAGTAGGGGAGATGAAAGCCTTGATTTGTTGAATTAGTCCCATTATTCTAGTCCGTTATAGAAATACAACTCCAGCACCTTGCGACTTAACAGCCGCCATTTCAGCGTAAACGAGAGCATCCACCATGTCGTCGTGGTTGCCCTCTGGAAATGATAGTAGTTCCTGTTCGAATGAAGGTTCCAGCCCACGTACATGTGTAACCAGTAGCTGCTCATACCTTGCCAGCAGAGCGTGAAACCGTGTTACCTTGTCGCGGTCTGGTTTGACAGCCTTGACAGGTAGGGATGTCTTGCGGAGAAGTTCCTGCACAACTGCCACCTGATATTGAACAGCCTCGATGTTGATACGCGATGGGTTCCACTTAGCCGCTAGGCTTTGGACGCCTTGGACGACTTCGTGAAACCCTACCTTACCCCTCCACATGTCCAGCACGTACCTACGCGCCGAGTCCTTGTCATAGCCAACTACAGCAATGGCGGTGTAGTCAGCCGTGTCTGATTTGGAGATCGCAAGGTCAACACCCATCCCGATCTTGAGATCCCTAGGCACCTGGTCGCTGTTGACGTACGTGATCATCTCACGTTTAACCAGAGCACCCTGAACATCTACAAACTCAGCCAGGTATTCCTGATTGAACACCACGGTCGGTAGCTCTCGCTGTGCAGCGTTGATCTCATCCTGTGCGATGTAAGGATTCACACTTGTGGGCATACGAAATGATGCATAGGTCTCTTCTAGCCTAGCACGTTCGTACATAGCGTGGAAGTCGTTGCGCCCCTTGGGTGTCGAGAAGAAATACCCGTCGCCCTTGTAATCCGTTAACGTCGGCCGGATCGCCTCGTTCCAGGCGTCCATGAAGTTCCTGACCATCGCCACCTCATCGCAGACGACACGGGCATACTTACGGCCCCGCACACTGTCGAAGGCGTCTAATGACCAGCAGTCGATGATACCACCCGTCTCGATGGTAAGGCGCTTCTCCTGTTCGCTTACCCCAGTGATTATAGGATGCAGGGTTGTCTTGAGTGCCTTCCAAACATCAGATAGCATCTTGTAAGTAGGTGCGAAGTAAGCCGCTGGTTTGCCCATGATAGCAGACTCGATAAGCAGGGCTTCCGCCATCACGGTCTTGCCAAACCTACGACCACAGGCGACCGTGTTGAACCGCCTCCGGTTACGGAAGATTAGTTTCTGGCCGTCGTGTAGCTGTGCGTCAATCGTAATCACAACGAAGCGTCCTTTGGCCCTATGGCGATAATCTCTGCATCCTCGATGTGCTTGGGTTCCTCATGTGTAGGTGCAAGCACTATCCTGATGTCTGTCTTGCCTGATACCTCCGTTGCAGCCTTGTCCGTCTGTGCTAGGTGTTGTTTGCCCAGCCAGATCAGCATCGTGTTATCACCTGACAGGGCTTTGTCGATCTGAGTTTGTGCCAGCTGGAACCTGACGTCGTTACGTTCGTTCTCTATCATGAGGGCATAGTCAGCCTTCAACTCACTCACAGGCACGTCACGGTTCAACAGAACCGAGCACCACCGTGACAGGGCAGTCCACCCCATCATGGCTCGTGCACGACGTTTTAGTTCGGCCTCTTGTGAAGGTGTTAGGTTCATTCAGCTATTAAGTTATGCTTAATACTTGGTCACTTATCCACAACATCACAGGCCCCTCATGAGGCTCGCATAGTTGATCTGCTGTATGTCAGTGACGACCGACCTCACGTCGGCATACATGAGGTAGGCATCCTCGATGCTGGCGATGCCGTGCAAGACCGTAGCATGGTGCTTCTGACTGTGCTTGGCTATAGAGGTCAGCGTCCACCCGTAGTGTTTGCTTAGGATATACCACGTGATAGACCGTGCACGTACCACGTCAGCACGGCGTGTGGGACTGTAGGCATCCTCGAGTGTGACACCGCACAGTGTGCATACGTCGGATAAGATCAACTCGTATAACATAAAACCCCCTAATTCTTTTTGACGAACTCGATGGCATCGTCAACAGATCTGACGATCCCATAGGGTACGCCATAACGCAGGCAACAGTCCGAGAACCTGTTTTGCGTTTCCGACACCCTACCCTTGGCAGCCTTAACTTCTAACATCCATGCGCGGCCGTCACGATAGACAGCCAGGTCAGCATGGCCAGAGGTGGCGTTGATGTTTACCACACGGTATGAGGAAAGCCGTGTGCCGTGCTCCAGCTGTTGTGTGCTGCTGTTAACACGCACCACCATATACCCGAGAAGGCACAATTGGTCAGCTATGGCCTTCTGCACTACCCGTTCGGGTATAACACCCGAGGCTTTCTTGGCAGCCTTGGCACGTTTAGCAGCCTTCAGTTCATCCAGTAGCCTGTGCTCGCTCGCGTCCCAGTCCAGATCGTCTATCTCTCTCATTGCATCCCTTGGTTGTTGTAACAGTGCCACAGTCCGTCGGTACCTTCGAACCATGTGTAGTCGTCGACGTTATGCTCATACATCAGGGACAGCATAGTCTTGCCTGCCTTGACTCTTTGCCGTTCGACCACAGCCGACTCCAGCACCTCATGGCTCGGGATTAGTCTGGCCTCGGTAGCCTTGAACTGGGATAGGTCGGGGCCATCATCGGGTAGGACGCCATCCCAAGCGTCGCCTGGTGGCTGTTTATACCGCTTGAAATACTCCCAATCCTGAGCCAGCACGTCGTGTAAATACGTACCTCGGGTTGCCTCGACGACGGCATCCACCGTTTCCGGTTGCAAGGTGCCCCCTGACGTAGCAACCGAAGCCAAATCGTCGCAACCGTAACGGTGCCATTGACTTACGAAGAAATCCAGCATCCTCTCGGTTGCTAGGTTGCAGGGTGAAACTATAGTTTTCACTCTATACTTTTCATTTATTTCTCCTTCTACTTCTAATATATTCTTACAACCTAGCAACCTAGAGAAGTATATATATATAAATAAAGGGGTTAGGTCGGTTGCCACCTGTTCGTCCGAACTGACAACCTTCTGGCAATCCGGCAACCTAGGTGTGGCAACCGGACTCAGAAGCCCCATTTCGACTAATTCGTCACGTGTGAATAGCATTAGAACTCCCCTTCCTCATCCACGTTGAATGGCGAATGAGCACCGCTCTTCGTGCCTATAATCACGTTGTAGCCCCTTCGCGTGCCCGTGGTGGTCTTTTTAGCTATGCGGGGTATGTTGGCCTTGGCTAATGCCCTTCCAAGCCCATAGATGAACTTATCGTTGATTTGCAAAGATATCTTCTCTTCATCGTAGACACGGTTCGCCAGCTGTGATGCAACCTCGGATGTAGTCAGGAACGGCACGTGAGCCCCTGAGCCCTCCGGCTTGTGGGTTATGTACTTTGCCACTAAGTCGTCGTACTGTGTCAACACCTCGAAGTGCTTATTCCAGTCGTTGATCTTGCTGATCTCACGATCATCAAACCAGTAACGTTTGCCCTCACGATAGTATGCCACAGCCTGCGACCACAGACCGTCGATGTCAAACTGGCGGATTGAGGTGATGTCGATGTTACCGCCTACCGGTATGACAGGGAACCGGCGCGATCCCGTCTCGTCGTTTAAGAACGTACGCCTATTAACAGATCCGGCAAAGGAGCATCTTCTGGCGTACGTCGTCTCATACTTGTCGTATGGCGACCGCAGGCGCATAGTGTCGGACGTTATGATGGCCTTGATAGATTCGTGCTGTTTTTTCGTCATAGACTCCAGTTCGTCATCTACGACCATGAAAGACCTGGCGATTATCAGTTTGACGTCCTTGTCATCCGAGATGCTGCCCTCATGGTAATAGTCTTGCCGAAGCTCCACAGGGCATAGGTGCCGTAGGTAGGTCGTCTTGCCTATCCCCTGCCCGCCCTGCAGAATTAGCATTATGTGGTTGGGTTTGTGATCCAAAGCACCGGCCACGGCCCCAATAAGCCACTTCTCGATGATCATTTCAAATATTGCATGCTGTACTTCGGCCGAGTTGTGCTTGCCATCGTCGATGTCGGCATCGTGTGGCAGTAGCTGGACATAATCACGGATGAAATTGCGATCGCCTGCTTTCCACTCGTCCAAACCTTCGAAATACGACTTAATAGGGTCGTGCTTAGGTACGAAGTCACTATCGAGCACTTCGTTCATTCGCTCTTTGGTGATCTTGATGCCTATCTTCCGCATCTTCCGTAGCTGACTATGTACCCAGTAGTCCGTCAAAGCTTCAAATTTGACGTCGTTGTCTCCCCTGAGCTCGATTTTGCCTGTGATAACGTTCTTGCGGAACTCGTAACCACTGGACAGGTACGATTCAACCTTGTCGAGGATCTCGGTAGGGTCTTTGGTCTCAAGTTTGATAATGTCCTTGGGAACCTCATACCCGTGCAGTTTAGCGTAATAGTACAGCGTCGCCGTCGTGACTCTGGTGAGCTTATTCTTGAGAACATCGGCATACGTCAGGCCTCCAGACATCGGTGACCACTCCTCGAGAAGCTGTGCTGCCATCTTATCGTCCCCGAGGGCGTGGGCTACGGCTGCCACTACTTTCTTCCACTGAATATGGTCTTGCTGCTTAGGTATGACACGTAGCATGGCCCTGATCTGATCCACGTTTGGCTTAGTACCACCGAAGGCGTTGAAAGCAATCTCAAGATCCCGTGCCTCCTCGTGGCCGTCTGTCATGTCAGCTATCTGATCCATGGTCAGGATGTTACCCCAGACATGAATCTGTGCGTTCTTAGCACCGAACCAGATGCGTACTGCATCGCGTGCGTTGGTGTCGCCTCCGAAGCGTTCAGCGAGTGCCGTCGTGATTGCTTTGTAGTCTTTGGCGTTGCGTATGGGTTCCTCGGTTATGAACATAACCCTATAACGTGGGTTCTCTGCCGTGTGCGAGGCTGTCGTGTATGCAAAGGAAGCGTACTTACGGAAGTAGGGGTCTGCCTCTATGTCGTCGAAGCTGTGCTTGCCATTGTCGACGTCGACACCCACGATCTGTGCAGACTTGAAAGCATCGCCGTTACGCTTAGCAAAGCCTGTCTTCTGATCGACGTGAAGGTCAGCACAGCAGATAGGCCAGCCGTGACCTACAAGGTGGTTGATGATGTCGTCGCTGACCATCTCAACAGGTGACAGCTGAGCGCTCAGAGCTACCCAGTCCTGACGTGTTGCGGCCTTATTGACAACAGTTTTGTTAATCGATAGACGTATCACTTGCACGTGGTTATTCTCCGTGTGTAGATGTTAAAGAATTATGAAAGCTAACAACTTGATAGCCACGTAAGCTATCCCCAGTGCTACTGCACCGATTCCAGCCACTGCAGCCACGAAGGCCAGCGTTGTAGTGTATACGACAGCCTGACGTGCCCACGGCGGCAATGGCGAAGGACGTGAGATGATTAGTTCACGTTCAGCATCGAGGGCTTTGCGGAAGTCATCGCGGTTCATGGCATCACCTCGTTGTAGATGTCTGCAATGCGTTGTGCGGCGTCGGCGTGGGTTAATTCCAAATGCAGATAACCCATAACGCCATTAATCGTAGTGTCTATTACATGCCAGCAATTATTTAGTTCATACCACTCCACCGTCCACCTCTTCGGCTTGACGTATGGGGCGATGAGCTTGTGGATGGGAGCCCATGGTTGGCCTTCATTAACACCGTCATAGGTCCATAAAATCGCCTCGATGCCGTTCCATACAAGAACAGTGTCCTCCATTGCATCCTCTATAGTTGGCAACCTGTCTGTTATCCATTCACTCAT